ACAAGTATATCCTTTAAATTTGGATTCAATGTAATTGATAACTTCTTGCCTTCTCTCATATGAAATATCATTATCAACATCGCACAATAGAGAACCATCAAGGAATATTTCTCCTTCTGATTCAATCTTTCTAGCGCGACTTTTAGATACAAAACGCTCAAAGAATAAGTCGTAACGAATAGGATCAACCCTTGTTACATTAAGCAGGAAAAGAACTAGACTGCCAGCCGCAGAGCCTCGCCCGAAGCCAGTTGGTATTTCGTTTTCGTGGCAAAAGTTTATTACATCCCAATTAAGCAAGATGTAATCAATAAAACCTAACTCGTCAAAAATTGAAAGTTCATAATCCAATCTCTGGATATATTTATCTCTGTCGAAATTATTCTTGGATAGATAATTAAATAAAGACTTTTCGCATTTTACTTTAAGAAATTTTAGATTTGATGTAGAAACCTCAAGCCCCAATTCATCATAGAATCTTTTCTCAATTCTAATAGTCGGCAATTTTACGCCAGCAGGGAATGGCTTTTGATAGTTTTGAAATAAGTTACTTAACATTTATATCTATTCTCTTAATTAGTTCATGGAAAAGAATAAAATTCTTCTCAATATCATATAAGGCATTGTGGAGCTTGTCTTTGTCGAAGTCAATATTAAACTCCTTAAGCATGGCCCCCTGACTTGATTTAAGACCCCTTTTACGGAAGTTAATCAGTTTATACTGCCAAGACAATAAATCGCAATCTGGAGTCGTTTTGCCTATGCGATAGGCCCTGCTTAAAGCGAGCGTATCTATACATCTAGAAATAAAGCTGTAATCATTCTTTATGCAAAGCAAAGTCATTAGATGATTGATAATGTAAACATCAAAGCCAAGAATATTATGCCCACATAAAAGAACATCATCATGATTGATGTCATTCAGAAATTTTGAGAATACATATTTAGGGTCTTGCGCCTCTCTTAAGTATTTTGATTTATTGAAACCAGTTATCTTCGCGGCTTCTGGGCTGACATTGAGATCATCAAACTTAAGATAATAATCATTCTTTGAAATAATCTTTTTGCCGACTGCCGTTATCCAGCTAAGTTGCCAAGGTTTTGAAGATATTAGATTAGTACCCTCTGTTTCAGTATCAAAGAAAACGTATTTTTGTTCAAAGTTAAACTGCAATTCCATTATTAGCCTCCAAGTAAGATTCCCAACAAAATTCACGACTAGCAAAATGATCTAAAGATGGCGACGATAAACTCATTGATTTACTGAAAGACCTATTGCAAGCCATACGATAAACTTGATAAGCATCCGCGTCTTCCTTATTCTTATATAGTATTGTTTTGCATTTAATCACAGGTTTACCAATAAGATTTGCTTTTATCAATGAATCAAAAGGAAGATTATTTTCCTCAATAGAATAAAATTCCTTTATGCCAACTTCTTCGTGAATACAATTCTTGAAATAAAACATATTGTTATATATATAAGAATTGTAAAAAGGATGAAGAATTATCAAATTATCACTTTTATATGGCGATAAAATAGAGGAATCAAGATAACCTCCATACATAGAGTGCGCGTCTGAATAGATTTTATACAGAGATTTACAGCCATCATCATTAAGCGCAAAAATAATAACTTTGTATTCAGAGTCAGATTTATTGTCACTCTTTGCGTCATTGCAATATTTGAATCTGACGCCATACCTCAAAGGTATATTGTTTGAAGAAAAAATCTTGAAGCTTTCAAGAAAGCCTATCATAGAATCTTCAACAAGGTAAACTTCTTTCAAGGAGTTTTCCTTAGCTATGTCGAGTATTGTGTCTGGGCCATCTGGAGGCCCATCTATTTTTAGAATACTTCTACCTATACTATAATCCGAGGTGAATAATGGAATCATACATAAGGAACTTAAGACAAAGGGCTGTTTTGTCAAGCAGAATTTCTCCAAGCTGGACATCCTTCATATTGGGCTTCTTTGTATGTGAAACCATCCTCTAATTCCTCTGGATTAAAATTGTCTTCATGGATTCCTTTTATAAAATTTTTGTCCTTATCAAAAATCTTATAATATTTAAAATCAAATCTAAATGGGCAGTGCCACATTAATGATCCATCCTTTTTTAGTTGACCTTTGTATTTAGCAAAGCCGCATTTTAATTTGCCAGAAAATGTATTGTCAGTTGGAAATGGTTTGTTTGCGGCAAGATTTGACACAGCTTTCTCTTCATCAAAATCTTCAACATAACTATAACATTCTGTTAATTCATGTTCAAAGCCCTTGAGCGCCGAATCATCAATGGACTCCATTTTTATTACTCCATCTGCGACATCATCTATGGATAATTTTGTTTGCTTATTATCCATAAATTTAAGGAATAAAAATTCGCTAAATCTATCTTTATATTCTGGAAACTTTTCTTTGACCGCTAGGGCATACATCCAATCTTGGATATTGTCAGAAATTTCATCTCCGACAAACATTGATTTACTGCTTTTAAAATCCCTTATTATTGCGGTATCTTTTGATTTATATAGATAAAGCTTATCTATAAATCCAAGTATCCTGTATCTAAATTCATCATCATCTTTACTTAAGTCAAAATCAAGCTCAGAGAAAATTTTGGTCGGCTTATCTAAATCTGTACCATAGAAATCGTATTTTAGACCCTTTAGAGTCATATCTTTAATTAACTCTAAATTATCTTCATCATCGACTTTTAATTTCTTAGCTTCTGATAGTATAATATCTTTAACTAAATCACTAGCGAATACATCATTCTTTTTGATTATCTTGTTATACTCTTTTTTGTGTTTCTTTTCTCCAAGAGTTTCAAACACTAAATGGCACACAGTACCTCTAGAAGCCCCGTCATTAGAGCCTCCGTCTATTTTCAATACATACTGACACCAGTATAACCAAGAACAAGATTTCAAAGTCTTAATTCTTGATGCAGATAAATAAAGATCATTTTTTAACATTACTAAGGTTTTTTAACTGAGATTTACTCAACTTCATTGAAGAGAAATCTGATTTATAATTTATATGATATATGTTATCATCATTTACCCAATCTTGAAAGGATAGGTTTGATAATTGCATATCCCCAAAGTCATTTAACGATGGAGGTTTAATATAAAGTTTCTTTTTATCAAAATAAGATAATAAGTCTAAGAAATTTTTTATTGAAGACTCTAAGCCTCTATTTACATCGCTATCGAGATCATTATTAAAGCTGATAAAAATTCTTTTAGGATTCAAAGCAAGTAATGTTGAAACTACTGATGAAGATAATTTAAGCCCGAAGGATACTAAATGATTTTTGATTCCATTTTCAGTAAGCGCCAAACTATCGCCAATACTCTCGACTATATAAATATCATCAGAACTATAACACGCTTCTAAGAATTCTTTATTTGTATAAAGCGGATAAACCCACTTAGTCTTTCTGCCTACATGCTTCCACTTGGGGGCTTGACTATCTTCATCTATTTTTCTACCGCTAAACCCAATAATTTGACCATAATCGTTGTATATTGGGAATGTATATCTGCGGTACATCTTGCCATCGCCAGATAAACCACTCTTGTAAAGTTTAAGAGTATCATCCGATATATTTCTTTTATTATAAAATGTATAATTTGGAAACAAAGATTCTAGGGATGAGTGTGGGTATATCTTATCCATTTCTATATATTCGGTCTTAGGTTGGCTATTTCCATTTATTTTTATTGAATCTAGAAATGTACCAAGTTTATCAATGTTATCATCTCCAATTGTTAATCTGATTAATTTCTCAAGAGGAAATGGCCCAATGTTCTCAACAAAATCATACCAAACTCCAGTATCTTTATATATCATTAAAGCAGTTGGATTATCTCCAGACCTATAAACCGCATTAGATCGCCAGCAATTGCCGCAATCAGATAAACGATAACCTATAGTCTCAAGAGACTCTTTGATTGTATGGTTAGATTTCATCAAAATTAGGAATATCAAGTTCAGATTGAGATTCTATATTCGCATCAGCATTTCTAAATAATTGAATATCTCTCAAGTCACCTCTCTCCTCAATATCAAAATTCTTAAATTCCAAGTTAATGAAATTGCGCCTCAATTGATCCCCGACTCTGACTGGTTCCAAGGCTCCAGCAATGTCTTTGCCAAGGTGGCGAGCTTTGAGATTGATAAGCTTATGAGTACCAAATGCTTCACCTTCGTCAACTATTTCATCAGTAGTCTTTTTGCGCAAAATAAAAAGATGAGAACAGTATTGAGTAATTCTATCCGAAAGAGAAACAATGCTTTCATCATCTACAATATCCTCTGAATTTCTGTTGTTAGTAATACCTTGTCTATTACTTTGAACAGATGTAATCATAGGTATGATTGGCAAATTTTCATGTAGTATTTCTTTGTGAATACAGGTTTTAAACTTATCAACCATTTCGCCAATCTGTTGCCATTCTGACTGACCTCTCTCAAGCTTTGAAGATGGTTTAATATAATCAAAACTAAAAACCATTTGATTGCCTCGGCCAATCTCTGAGTAATAAAATCTACGCAAAGTATTAATCATTTCATCCGTACTCATTCCCCCAACATTGTAGTAGTAGAATTTTAAGTTTTTGATTTTAGACCATACTGAACGAACTCTATGCACTGTCTCTGGACTATGTTGACGCCATTTACCAGTTTCAAGTAAGTGCATCGGGACTTTGGCTAAAGCGGCAGTTTGGCGCATGATTAATTCTTCCTTACTCATTTCGCCATTATCAAAATGTAGAATCGGAACATTGTGTGTTAAGGCGATCTTAGTCGCAAAATTCATGCAAAATGCGGTTTTACCTACCCCAGAGCGGGCTACAACAACTGAGATATTTCCTGGCCTTAACAAAGAACCATAGATGTCGTGTAGCTTTTTATATGGCCCAACTAAGCCGAATTCTTCGATTGGATTATTGCCACGTTCTTCAACGAGCATTTCCATTTCTTCTGCGATGTTTTCTGGCCTGTTATCTCCAGACTCATACATATTGATCTTATCATTAAAGATGGAATCAGCTTCATTGATAATTTCAGAATAAGAAAGATTGTCAGATACATCTTTCATCTTCTTCGCTACATCTCTACATGATAAATATATTTCACGCCTGACAGTATATTTCTTAAGCTCTTTGGCTAGAGATACTAGAGCGTTCTCAGATGTTCTTCTCATGCTTAGGGAATAAACATAATCAGATATTGATATATTATCCTCAAATGATATGCCCAAGGATTTAACCCTCTCTGATATAACAATTGGATCAACAACTTCATTCTTCTCTAAGAGAGATTTTAAAACAGAAAAGATAGTTTGGTTGACCTTGCTACTTTCTGAATAAAAATCTTTATAAGTTATGAAGTTGGCTATCAATCCATAATTCTTAGGATGCTGTAAAAGTGTAGCAATAAACTGCTGTTCAATCTCTATTGAAAATATCATACTTGGCTATCTTTGCAGATTTTGCTAATTCGTCAAGAGAAATCAGAGCTATTTTCATTAACTTCCAAATATTTCTCAAGAGCCTTTAACAAACCTAGCTCAGTAACAACGCTATCGCAGTTACATAATATGTTTGGATTCCCCTGCTCATCGCAAGCAATAAGAAAAAAACCTTTATACTTATCTCCGCCCCCAGTTGCTTCATACAACTCTCCCATTAATTTCTTGGGGAGTTCGAATTTTTTGTTTGTTATTCTTTGCATATATTATTATAGTAAGACGTTAAATTCTTTAAACAAATCAATTGATAATTCATCATCTGGATATATCAGAACTAATTTTATTTCATTAATTTTGGCGAAATCTTCTTTGATTTTATCTCTTTTTAATTGTTCTAAAAAGTTCTTTCTCTTTCCGTGGAAGAATTTTACATATTTTGTGTGTTGATGCCCCTGAACTTCTACCGCTATTCTTTTCGTATGGTTATAAAGGTCGATTGTAAGTCTAGAAGATACAATCGGCATCTCTTCATATACTAAATCGTTTTTCCAAAAATGATGTAAGAATGTTTTTACATCTGTTTGAAAAATACTACGACTCTTTTCGCCCCACTTAATTAAATACCTATCAGAATATGGCAATCTCTTTTCTTTGCCATATATTGTTTTAAATTTCATCTCTGATATTCTTTAAGTAAGAAAATAGAAAATTGGCTAAGTCTTCATTGTTTTCGATAATGTCAAAAACATTAGTTTCTCCTTGGATTTTAGATTCAATAAGAGAGCTATCAAAACTAGGAAGGTTGGCGTTGTTGATTAATTCCTTTAAATCATCAGAGAAACTAAACCAAGATGTCTTTTTCTCTATAAGCTCCCACATTAAAAGCATATCGAGAATTTCCTTTTCGCGCCAAATTGATTTGCCGCCAGACTTCCCATATCTAATTGGATATGAGATTGTCAGATTTGTTTTTTCATTTACAGATTTCTTTACTGTAACCTTAACCCAATGACCTATGATCGGATTTTTTTCTATGTCGATAGATTTTGAATCTGCATTTTTAAGTATCAAATCGTTTTTAAATCTTGGCTCAAATTCAAGAATCCAATTAGCAAAGTGAAGCAAAGCATTACCGCCAGTAGAAGCTGTCTGTCGCACTGGAGCTTTGGTGTATGGATCAAGTTTGATGTCTGCCCTTACTTGGCTAATAAAGATCGCCATATGGCCTCTTTTCGCAAGAGCAATAGACATACGCTTCATGAAGTGAGATGCAATTACTGCTCCCCCAGCAACTTTAGAGCTTTCTTCAAAACTTTTATTAATATCATTCTTAGGAATAAGACCATCCACAGAATCCAATATAAAACAATATGTAATTTTCTCTTCATTATCTGCAATAAGTTGACGCATTAAATCTACTACTGTTTCATATATATTGCTTTCAAATACAAAACAGGTGCCAGCTACCCATTCGTCTGGAGAATAAACGAAATTTACTCCAGACCTTTTCTTCATTTCTGGGCCAAGTCTGCCTTCAGCCTTAATGAATACTCCTTTAGATTCTGGTCGGCTTATTAGAAAATTACGCATAACCTCAAGAGCTTGAGAAGTTTTGCCGCCTTCATTCATCCCTACGAAACGATGCAAACCTGGCCCGAATCCTCCTCCAAGATGCATATCCATTAGCAAAGAACCACTAGATACTTTGTAATCTATCTCTTCTTCGTAGTTGAAATGTTGATCC